ATAAATCAAAACAACAGGCCGCAAAAGAGATCGGGATCGGTGCGCGGGCTGTCTATCGGTACACCTCAGAACACAAAGAATATTTGCCGGATACGATCGCGATCATCAAAATAGTTTGGTGGATCGCAAAGGTCGAGAACCGCGATCCTCTGGGCGTTTGGGTTGAAGTTTGGCCGATCATATGTTCCACGTGGAACGACAAAAACAAAGAAATAAAGAGTTAAATGTTGATTTAACTTGCTAACTGTTTAACGGTATGTAATAATAAAAGAGTAAGCAACAACAACAACAACGGAGAAACAAATGTTTGAATTATATATTTATACCGATGATCAAAGTGATAGTAACTTTTTAGGGTTTTACTCTACAGAGCAAGAGGCATACCAAACAGTTAACAAATTTTTTCCAAACAAATCTTATTATATCTGTATTGAATTTAAAATAGTTTGGGCTGATGATTACGGCCCTATGCCTACAAATGTCAAATGGGATTCTGAATGGGAAATGTGTAGATAACAACTAACCCGCCCCTTTAGGGGCTATTAACAACAACAACGGAGAAACAAATGATAAATATTATGAAAGAAATTAGTAGCTTAATGAAAAAAATCATGGAGAGTAACATAGATCACCATGTAAAAATTAGAATATTTAAGCAATTATGGAATTTAAAAAGAGAAATCAAAAATTTAGAAAACGTATAATAACCCCGCCCCTTCGGGGGCCTTTTTTAGTTTTTAGGCAATTGATCAGCTAAGACGGTCATAGTTTTTTATGCGATCATATTCTATTATGTCGATGTATTGGACGTTGTATAATATTACACAAAGAAAAAAGTGATTAAATGTCGATTTAATTGGACAACTGTTAAACAGTGTGTAATAATATATATGTAAGCAACAACAAACGGAGAAACAAATGAATTATTGGAAAAAACAAAATCAAGATCAGCGGTTACGTTGGAATGATTATCAACGTAAAGAAGAGGCACGAAAGCATAAAGCAATTCAATTAGAGAATAAGCAATATCTGATTGAGAGATATAAAGAATGGTTGTCAATTTATCCTTGTCTATATAATGATATTAAAAACGATGAAGATTGTCAGCGTTTATCAAAATGCGAAGATTGGTCACGCCTATATCATAAAATGTGCGCATTTATAGATAAAAAACGAATGGAATTTTTTGTAGATTAAAAAATAAATAAAAAAAAAGCCCGAAAGGGCCTTTTTTAGTTTTTGGGCAATTGATCAGCTAAGACGGTCATAGTTTTTTATGCGATCATATTCTATTATGTCGATGTATTGGACGTTGTATAATATTTCACAAAGAAAAAATGGATTAAATGTCGATTTAACTTGCTAACCGTTAAACAGTATGTAATAATAAAAGAGTAAGCAACAACAACAACAACGGAGAAACAAATGATTTATAACGCAGAACAAGGAAGAGAATCGGCAATTGAATATATTACAAGGGCTTTATATAGTAATCCAAGTCATTGTATATTTGGTAGGGCTGCGGAAAAAGGAGAATCGGCACAAAGAGAACTAAGGCGCGCTGCAGTAAACCTGGACGATTATCCCGCCGAATACGGGATTGAATTTATTTATACAATCAAAAATTATGGAAATACAAATTATCTATGTGATCGTGATAAACGTATACTTGATAATGTTTTGAAAGAAGTTAAAAGGGTTTATAACGCTAAGTTTCGCAAAAAATATGAAAATATAGAAAACGGATTATAAAACGTTGCCCCTTCGGGGGCTTTTTTAGTTTTTGGGCAATTGATCAGCTAAGACGGTTATAGTTTTATATGTGATCATATTCTATTATGTCGATATATTGGACGTTGTATAATATTACACAAAGAAAAAAGTGATTAAATGTCGATTTAACTTGCTAACTGTTAAACGGTGTGTAATAATATATATGTAAGCAACAACAAACGGAGAAACAAATGACTTATTTAGAAGGAACATTCGGTTATCAAGAGCAAGAATCATTTTATAGTAGCGAGTGGGATCGACATATGGCTAAAGCCAGCCTTTACAATAAAAAAGAGGCAGAAGTTAGATATTATGAGCTTAGAGAAGAAGGATCTTTAACTTATAAGATGGTAAAAGAGGACGTTATTTGTCAAGAGTATTCATTGAATGAGGATTGGCTTGCGCTTGTCGTTAGAATGGAAGAGTTAGCGGGTATTTTGCCCCTTCAAGGTTGTAAGCAGTTAGAGCCCGGCCCATTTTAAGATACCAAACCCCCGCCCCTTCGGGGGCCTTTTTTAGTTTTTGGACTATAATAAAACCATGCGCGATCTATTACTCAAAAAAGTACAGGCTAAAAGATCCTTAGTATCGATCGGTCAAGATTATCCATTGGCATTGGCTAAATTATGGATCCCTCATTGCCATAGATGGAAGGGGTTAGGCTCTAAGAGTGAACGGCCGCGGGGATGTGGTCGCCCTATGTCGCGCTTGAATGGTGATACATGGGTTTGTAATCATTGCCATATCAAAGAACGCCGTACAAGCCAGAGGGACCCCCTTCAAAGGCTTGGTCGTGAGGCTACATTGATAGCCGGGGGCAACCGGGCCGGCAAAACGCAGATCGGGGCGATGATGGCTGTAGCGGTTGCGGCATCAAAAAAAGAATGGTGGGTTAGAGAGTGGATAGCTCAAAACAATATTGACCCCTCTATAATACCCGATGAGCCCTGTACAGTTTGGGCCTCTGCCCTATCGTTTTCCGATGCGCTGGAATATGTAAGACCAAAGATCGCGCAATACTGCCCAAAAGGATCGCGGTTTGTACGCTGGAAGGCCCAAGATCGCGGGCAAGTTTACTTTCCTAACGGGGGCCGCATAGCCTCATTATCAGCCGATGCGGGCCGATCCAAATTCCAAGGATCCGGGGGGATCGGCATGGTTTGGTTGGATGAAGAGCAACCATATCAAATATTTGAAGAGTGTATGCTTCGCGTTGTTGATAGCCGGGGGATCCTGCTTTTAACTATGACCCCCTTAAAAGGCATGACATGGGTTTATGATCTCTTTGTAGAGGGCAAAAAAGACGGCTTTGAGACTCATACAATATCCGGACTTGATAACCCTTGGATCTCATCTGTAAAACTTGCGCGGGCTGTTCAACATATGAGCACTGAAGCCCAACAAAGCCGCCTATTTGGAGCGTTTACAAATCAACAGGGTTTAGTATATTCAGAGGTTTCACCTCATATTCATATCATAAATTCTTTTGTACCTCCTGAGGATTGGCCTCGATACAGATCGATCGACTTTGGAACGAGAAACCCGTTTGCTTGTCTTTGGTTTGCTCATGATAGAGATGATGATGTTTTACACGTCTATAGAGAATACTATAAAACGGAGGCTACAACGTTAGAGAACGGGCGCCGCGTTAATATGATGTCAGCTAACGATCCCCCTGTAGAGTGGACTGTGGCCGATCCTGAAAGTAGAGATGGCCGGCTTTTGCTTGCAAGAGAGTGTAACATACCAACCAAGCCAGCCCACAAAGCCGTTTTGGATGGTATTAACTCAGTTAAAGAGCGCCTGTCTTTAGATGCAAATGGAAAACCTCATCTATTGATACATGATAATTGTAAAGAATTGATCCGTGAGTTTAGGCTATACCGATGGAGTGAGGGAGCGGGAAAAGATCGCCCGATTAAAAAATGGGATCATGGTTTAGACGCTCTCCGTTATCAAACGGTTTTACTACAGAAATACATGCGGCATTTATAGGGGTTGATATGGAAGAGAGTCTTTTTAAGGTCATTTTGGATTATGGATCATTGGGGATCATGTGCGCGTTTTTGTTTTATCTCCATCTACAAACCACAAAACGAAATGATGCACTATCGGATCGATTTACAGACCAATTAAACAAATTGCGAGATGATAGTAAATCCGAAGAAGCCCGGATCCGTGAACGTTTTATGGAGGTAATTTCTAAATATGACGGGGAAAGAGATACATTTTATCAAGAAAGAACACAGCTAAGATCCAACCTAGCCGCTAAAATGTCAGAAATGACTAAAGAGGCGGTTTCTATGTCGGGAAAACTTGACGCTATTGGGGTATCAATTGAGGGTTTAGCCAATAGCCTCAAGAGCATAGAGCAGGAGAACCGATTAAGAGAATTGACACGATCAAAAGATGACAGGGGGTGATATGTCCGATCTGCCAGTAAAACAAACATTTATGAGTAGATTATTAGGGGTTTTCAAAGGGATCGGAAAGGTTGAAGAAAAGCCCCTCACAATCAAACACGGAGCCTCTTGGCAAAATCCCTATGGAGTTAGGCCGCAAATGTCTCCAGAACTTGCTCTAAGCGCTTACGGGGGGCACGGTTACACTTTTGCGGCTGTATCACGTAGCGCGCAAGACTTGGCGGCTCTTCCGATTAAGCTTTTGAGAGGACAGGGCAAAAATACAGAGATCATAGATGATCATGAGGTTTTGGATCTCTTTGCTCAACCCTCAACATATATAGACGGCTATCTATTTAGAGAGCAAATTGTAACCGATCTTATTTTGTCGGGTAATGCCTATGCTATTTTGTTAGGCGATAG